AAGCCATTTGACGACCTTGCCGAATTCGAACGAACGGATCGCGCCGGCCTCGATATCGAAGCCGGTCATCATCTGGCCCCCGCCCCCAGATGACCCGCCCCAGGTGAAACTCTTCATGATGACGCGGCGCGGCGGCCCGCCCCCGCCGGCGGGATAGAGGAAACAGGCCGCGTCCCGGCCCGTCACCGGCGGTTCCTTCTTTTTGCGCGCTTCAAAGGCGGACCCGTCGGGTTGCCGTTGAGCGGTGATGCGCTCGCGCTGGCTGACCGCCAGTTCGCGGGCCATGCGGCGCATGAGGGCGCGGCGCTGGCCCGACGACAGGCCTCGCAGCAGGCTTCCCGCGATCCGCTCGATTTCGGTTAGGTCGTCGCTCATGCCGCCGGCGGCACCGCCGGGGTCAGCACCGCGTCGGGATCATCGGTTTGCGCCAGCAGTTCGGTCCCCCCGAAGCCCTGCCAGAAAGACGAGGTGACGCCATCAAATTGATTGAAGGTCGGTTCCTCCGGGTGGGTGACATCATAGCCGCTGCCATCGGCGCGGGGGATGACCAGGACGGTTTCGGTCAGATCGATCGACAGTTCGACGTCGGACAGATCGCCGTCGAGCAATTCGGCTTCGAAGGAAAAGGGTTGGCTGTCGGTACGAGCGAGCAGCTGGGGTTGTTCCTTCTCGATCCATGCCAGGACCGGGACCATCAGCCGGTCGCTGTCGCCGGCGAAATCGGTAAAGAGGGCTTTGAGCGTATAGGCATAGACGAAGGACAGCGTCGCGGACTTGCGCGTCATGATGTTGCCGCCCTCGACATAGATCTGAAGGCGGTCAGCATGGGTCGCCAATTCGGGCAGGAACGCGGTCAGCCAGCGCCGCAGGCTATCGGCCTTGCGCATCAGCCGGCATCCTCACAGGCGCCGGGGCTATGCCAGCGCACCAGGCGCACCAGCTGGTCGCGCGCGGCGGCAAGCGCCGTGGCGATGCGGACGATGGCGGAGCGGACAGCGGGCGGGATTTCCGCTTGTGCGTCGGCGGCGAAGCCAGCGGGCGCGGCGGGGCAGGTCAGTAGGTCCGCCGGCGGCGTGTCCCTGACCTCGATCGCGACGACGGGCGGAGCGGGCCGGTCAACTACCTGGCGCGCGCAGCCCTGCAACGCGATTGACGCTATCGAACCAATCAGGCCCAACGCGATTATCCGGGGCAATCTGGGCATCGGCTTTCTCCATCTGCGCGGCGGCATCCGTGCGGCGAGCGGCTTGGGTTTTGGCAAGGGCGGTGTCGGCGGCCGATTTCGTGGCCTGGCGCTGGGCGGCGTCGCCAAGGATGGTGTTGGTCACGGCCTGCGATTGGCGCTCATAGGCGACCAGGTCCGCAATGCGCTGGGCGCAGGCATCGACCTTTTTCCCGGCGCCGGAAAATTGGGCACCGGCGGAGAGGCAGGCCTTTTCCGCCCAGGCCTGAAGCTGATCGCGATCCTTGCGCGCGGTGGCGCCCCAGGCGTAGAGCGCCGCCGCCGCGCCCGCGATGGCGATCAGCAGGACGGTTTCGCGGGAGCCTGTCAGCAGCCCCCATGCGGTTTTTGCAATCGCGATCAGCTTCGTCATGGATCAGCCTCCAGCAAGCCAGCCCGCGACTTCGGGCTGGACGTCGAAACAGGGGCATTGCTTGGTCCATTCGAACGGATCGACCCTGCCATTGCCGTTCTTGTCGGGCGACAGATCGCGGTGGCCGAGGATGCGCGAGGGCGGCACCTTATGCCGGCCAGCAACATCGCGGACCAGCGCGGCCAGGGCGGCTTTCTGGGCCGGGGTGCGAGTGTCTTGCGGCTTGCCGGCGGCGTCGAGGCCGCCGACATAGACGATGCCAATCGAGTTGCTGTTATAGCCGGCGGCATTGGCGCCGATCTCATCTTCGCGGCGGCCTTTATGCACGGTGCCATCGGCGTAGATGACATAATGATAGCCGCAGGGGCGCGACGCGCCGGCGCCGAAGCCCCGCGCCTTGTGATCGCGATCGATATCCTCGACCGTATAGGTGCGGCCGACGCGGGTCGCGGTGCAATGGATGGTGATGCGGTTGATGATGCGCATGGGTCTTAGGGCCTCTTTTTGGTGAAGCGGTCAGCCAGATCGACGGGGATGCGGGCGAGCGCGTCGGACGTCGCGCCGATCAGGCGGGGGGTGGCGTCGAAGGCGATCAGGGCGATGCCGAAGCCGATCGACTGCGCGATGAATTCATTCCAGCCGGTGAATTCGATGATGGCCTGGGTCGCGTAGAAGCTGACCGTGGAGCCGACGATCCACTGGACGAAGCGCTGGCGCCAGGACAGGCCCGGTTTCCAGACCTGGGCAACGCCCGATCCGATCAGCGAGGGCGCCAGCGAACCGATGAAATCGGGGGCCGATTGAAGAAGGGTGCGCAGGTCCATGGATCAGTCCCAGAGTTGAATGAGGGGCCGCACGCGGGTCGCGCTGGCTTCGGTGGTGGCGGTCGCCGGCACGATGACGACCGTGCCGAGCGGGAGGATGGCGCCGAGGTCGGCAAGGCCCGGATTGGCGTCCAGGACGCGGGTCAGTTCGTTCGGGCCAAGGCCAGCGTCGCGGAACAGCAGCTGGTCCAGCTTGTCGCCCTGGCGGGCCACGAGTTTCCGGGAAGCTGGGCGCAGCGTGGCAGCCATCAGATCAGCCAGACGCCGGTTCGCGACTTGCCCAGCATGTCGCGGATCGCGTGGATCGCATCGCGGCGGAGTTCATCGATCGACGGGGTGAGTTCGTCGGCCTGGTTGCCGCCGGCGGAGGTCGTATCGAAATCGCGGTGACGCTCGATCAGTTCGGCTTTGGCGAACAGGGCGATGGCGCGCTGGTAGCGGATCAGCTGCACGCTCTGGCCGTCCAGTTGGTCCGCCGGGACGTCCGCCAGCTTCGCATAGCCGGCGGCGCGACAATCCGCGGCGAATTGGCGCAGGTCGATTTCGGCCGACATAATGCCGCCCAGGATCGCGGCGCGCAGGCGGGCGGGCGTGATGCTGGTCGGGATGCGCGCGACGTCCCGCACCGACGCCGGATCGACGTCGGGAAAGAAGCCGTCATTCACGACGACCGTTTCCGGCGCCGGCGGCTGCTCGATTTCCGATGCGGGTGGGCGGGAGATGAAACTCATGCGTCTACGTCCGATTTCCGGCCCGTCGGCATACGGGGGTGGGGATCGGGGCAGAGGGCGGCCCTATGGTTCGAAAACCTCCCGCCTCGCGCGATCCGCCCCCGAGCGCCGGGGGCGAGCCTGTCAGGCGGCCTGCTGGCCGCCATGTTCGTTGTTCTGGTCGGGGATGGGCGGGAGCGCCTTCAGCAGCTTCTCCGCCCGCTTGACGCGATCGAGCACGCCGACGCGGTTCCACAGGCGATGGGCTTCCTTCAGGGTCGCCAGCGCCGTTTCGAGCGGCGCGCGGCTTTCCTTGGCGTCCATGTCCTCCGCCGCGCGCAGCTGCTCGACGCCGATCGATTTCAGCAGCTTGGCGCGGACCTCATTGTGCATGTCGATGCCGTCGACCAGGTCCGCGACGCGGGCGAGGATATCCGCCGGGAAAGTTTCGCCCAGCGCCTGGACGCTCTGGGCGGCGGCCGTGATTTCATCGACTACGACGGTCGCCACGTCGCGCTTGTAGCGGGCCGGCATGGCGACCTTATGCTTCAGTAGGAAGGGCACCAGGTCGAGCGCGGCGGCGAAATCGCCGGTGTCGATCAGCCAGACCATGCAGGTCGGCACGACCTCACCAATCACGCCGTCGCCCGCGCCGGCGTCGGCCGCCACGATGGCGTCGATCCACGCCTGATATTCGGGCAGCATCCGGCGCTTGGCCGCCACCTTGGCATCGACGCCCTTGATTTCCTTCAGATCACGAAGGTCATGGGTCAGGCGCAGGACGATTTGGGCGGCGATGCGGTCTTCGGCCGACGTCGCGGTTTCGGGCGCGGTGACGATCGCCGTCGCGGCGATCTGTTCGCGGTGGATCATGGCCGGGGTGCGATCGACAATGCCGGTATTTGGCGCGGGAGCGGGTTGCCCGCCCCCATCGGAGGAGACAACCGGTTTCGGGTCAACGCTCTGGGCGGCGAGAGCGGCCATGCGTTCCCGATGGGCACGTGCTGGTGTCATGATGTCGTTCCTGCTCGATGGTGGCGGGCGGGAGCCGAAGGATTAAACCTTCGGCCCAAGCTGGATGTTTTCGAGCAGGGCGGCCTTGCCATACTCTTCGACCATGAAAGCGTCGTTGATGCTTTCGAAATTATCGATCTGATCCAGCGACGGATTGTCCTGGATGGCGCGGCGGGCCGTGCCGATCTGCCAGTAATAGGACAGATTCTTGAAGCTGGTGACGAGGATGCTGCCCGCCGGGAAGAAGGGCACCTGGACAGTCGGCTTGCCGCCCAGCTGCCGGCTCGACAGGAGGACGTCGCGGGCGACCTGTTCGGTCGCCTTGTCGCCAGCCTCCGAGACGATCTTGAAATATTTCTCATGCACCAGGTCGCTGCCGACCATGACGACCAGGTCGGTCGCGGTGCGATAGCGTTCGTGGATCAGGTTCTGGATCGCGTCGAAGACCAGGGCGTCGAGATTGACATAGTCCGCCGTGCCTGTTTCGGAGACGTAGATTTTCAGGGCGTCCTTGGTGCCATGCGCCATGACGCGCGCCGGCGCATAGGTGCGGATTTTGTGCAGCCAGCCATAGTTGACGTCCTGCAACAGCGGGAATAGCTCGCGGTCGGTCTCCACCGCCGCGTCCACGCCGTTGAAGCCGATGCACATGACGTCTTCGGCCTTCTGCGCCAGCACCGCGTCGCGCATCAGCTGCTGGAATTCCGGCTGATGCGACCAGGCATCGAGCAGCTCATAGGACCAGGCATAGTCATAGTCGGTTTTCTTGCAGAGATACTGGTCGATCTGGTCCGACCCGGTGACGTCCTGCGGGCTGCGCTTGTGGCCAAGGGAGCGATTGGTGCGGCTTGCCAGCGAGCGATTGACGCCCACGCCGACGCGGCCGCCCTGCTGGTTGACGACAGGCACGACGTTGACGCGCGACATGAAGTCGCTGACCTCGCGCAGCTTGGCCTGGAGCTTCTGTTCGATGACCGGCGAGACGTTGAATTCGGCCAGCTGGCCGGGGGTTGCGGTGAGGCCGGCGGGAAGCCCGTTCAGCTTCGCCACCTGGGCGACGAAGGCATGAAGGAGCAGACGGGTAGAGGTCAGCATATCGGGTATCTCCGAGGGAGGGCGCGGGAGGGAGGATCAGCAGTCGGTCAGATAGGCGCTGTTGCCGCCGCCGCCTGACGCGGGCTGGCGTGAAAAACCCTGCTGCTGGGTGCATTCCAGCTTGGCAGTCAGTTCCGCGACGGCGGTGTTGGCAGCGTTCGCCGCGTCCAGCGCCGGCTTGACGGCGGCGGCCACCTGTTCGCCCAGGGCGGCGCTGAAGGCGGCGACGTCGAAGCCGTTGTCATTGGCGGGCTTGGGCTTGGGTTCGTCCTTCGGCTTTTCCGTTTCCGAGCGGCTGAACATGGTGGCGATGCTGGCGAAACCGGCCTTGATGGCATCGGCCACGCTGCCATTGTCGGCGCCTTCCGGTTCCATGACGATCGTCGTCTCGATCGACGCCGAGAACAGATTGTCGGGATGCACCTTGCGGGCATCGAACATCGGCTTCAGGCCGGAGAAGGACAGGGCTTCCGTGCCGAGCGAGGCGGGATTGTCGGTGACGGCCAGGCCGACCAGGCCTACCTTGCCGGTGCCGGCGAAATCGGGGCTGATCTCGACCGACGTGAAGATTTTCTGGCCGGCCTTGTTGATCTTCAGCAGCTGGTCGTTCGGCTCGACCTGCGCGTAGAGGGCGCGGCAGCGGACCTTCTGCCCGTCGATTTCCAATTCATCGGTCTGCGCCTTGACCGCTGTCACGCTGCCATAGGCGTTGAAGGGCGGTTCGGGACTGAAGCCCTTGATATGCTCGCAGTTGATGCGCGGCGTGTAGTTGGCGGCGTTGAAGGTGGCGACGATATCGTCAATCCATGCAGCCTCGATCTTGCGGCCATCGCTGGCGGTGAAGCCTTCTACGAAGACGCGGAAGAATTTGCTCTTTGCCATGGTCGGTTCCGGTTCCTTGGTTGCGTGGCGGCGCGATCGTGCGTTTGACCGGTGCAGAAAGGGCGCTGAGCGGGCCGATCCTCAACCCTGTGCATTTGTAGAGGCCGCCTCTACAAATGGACGGGCATGATCAGTGGGTTAGCGGCGCGGCATGGTCCGCCGCGATGACCACGAATTCCCCTCAACCCGGCGCGCCGTCTGCCTTCTGGCAGTTCGATCCAGAGCGGCATGCGCGCAGCCTGTATTGGCGTGGGTGGGGCGTGACGCAGATCGCGGAGGAATTCGCGCTGCATGGCATCGTCCACAAGGGCAAGCCGATCCCGCGCGCCACGGTGGAAAGCTGGAAACAGCGCCAGCGCTGGGATGATGCACCGTCGATCCGCAAGATAGAAGACTGCCTCGAAATCCGGCTGATGACGCTGATTTCGAAGGAGAAGAAGACCCCCGGCGACCTGGTCGAAATGGATGCCCTGACCCGGCAGCTGGAAGCGCTGGCGCGGGTCCGCCGCTATGAGGCACCCGGCGGCAATGAGGGCGATCTGAACGCCAAGGTCGGCAACCGCAATGCGGGGCCGCGCAAGAAGCCGAAGAAGAACCATTTCAGCGAGACCCAAGCGGCTGAACTCAAGCGCATCTTCCTCGACGGCCTCTATGATTATCAGCATCGCTGGTGGCAGGCGAAGGATCAGCGCACCCGCATGATCCTGAAGTCGCGCCAGATCGGGGCGACCTATTATTTCGCCTTCGAAGCGCTGATCGACGCGATCGAGACGGGCCGGAACCAGATTTTCCTATCCGCGTCGAAGGCGCAGGCGCACCAGTTCCGGTCCTATATCGTCAGCTTCGCGAAACTGGTCGGCGTCGCGCTGACCGGCGATCCGATGCTGATCACTTCGGACCTGCGCCCAGCGGAGGAAGCGGCGGCCGAACTGCATTTCCTGGGGACCAATTTCCGCACCGCCCAAGGCCGCCACGGCAATTTCTATTTTGACGAATTCTTCTGGGTCCATTCGTTCGAGGAATTGAACAAGGTCGCTTCGGGTATGGCGACCCATAAGAAGTGGCGGAAAACCTATTTTTCGACGCCGTCCAGCGTCGCGCATCCCGCCTATCCCTATTGGACCGGCGACAGGCGCAACCGCCGGCGCAAGAAGTCCGAGCAGATCAAGATCGACGTCAGCCATGCCGCGCTGGCGCTGGGCAGCGTCGGGCCGGATCGCATCTGGCGGAACATAGTCAACATCCGCGACGCGGAAATAGGCGGGTGCGACCTCTTCGATATCGAGGAGCTGGAAGACGAATATGCGCCCGACGAATTCGCCAACCTGTTCATGTGCGATTTCGTGGACGACAGCCAGTCGGCCTTCAAATTCAACGACCTGATCCGCTGCGGCTGCGATAGCCTGGTCGACTGGACCGACTTCAACCCGGAAAGCGCACGCCCGTTCGGCAACCGCCCTGTCTGGGCCGGCTATGATCCGCAGGAGAGCGAGGACGGCGACAATGCCGCCCTGGTCATCGCGGCACCGCCGGCGGCCGAGGGCGGGACGTTCCGCATCCTGGAGCGGCACCAGCTGCGCGGCCTCGATTTCGAGCAGCAGGCCGAATTCATCAAGGCGATGCTGAAGCGCTACAATTGCACCTATCTGGGCATCGACGCGCGGGGCGTCGGCGCCGGCGTCTATCAGATCATGGCGAAGCCTGGCGCGCTGCCTGGCGGTGTCGTCGCCAAGATCGAATATTCGCTGGAACTGAAACAGCACATGATCATGAAGGCGCAGAATGTCGTGCGCCGTGGCCGCATCGCATTCGACGCCGGCATGCTCGACATCGTGTCCGCGTTCGTCTCGATCAAGAAGACCCTGACGACCAGCGGGCGCAACATCACCTTCAAGGCGGGGCGCGGCGGCCAGGATGGCCACGCCGATCTTGCCTGGGCGACCATGCACATCCTCATGAACGAACCGCTGGACGGCAAGGAAGCGCCGACGGCCACATTGGAGATATTCGAATGACGAAGCGCGCGCGCCGCATGAACCGTAGGGAAGTGGCCGAGGCTTCGAAGGGCTCGATCGTCGCGACCAATGACAACAGCCCGACGATCGACGCCTTCACCTTTGGGGAGCCGGAGCCGGTCAACCGAGCGACCCTGCTCGATCTGCTGGAATGCTGGCACAATGGACGCTGGTATGAGCCGCCGATTTCGATGGAGGGGCTGTCGCGGACGCTTCGCGCTTCGCCGCATCACAGCAGCGCCATCATGCTGAAAAAGAACATGCTGGCGGCCAGCTTCATTCCCACGCCCTTTCTGTCGCGCCGCGACTTCCGCGCGCTAGCGCAAGACTATCTGGTGCTGGGCAACGGCTACGTGCAGGAAATCCCGAACCGCCTGGGTCGCACGATGCGCCTCGACCATTGCCTGGCGAAATATACGCGGCGCGGGATCGAGGAAGGTCGCTTCTTCTGGGTGCCTGGCGACAAGCCGGAAACCGAGTTCGCGCCGGGGACCGTCCACCAGCTGATGAGCGAGGACGTCAATCAGGAGATCTATGGCGTCCCCGAATATGTGCCGGCGATCCAGTCGGCGCTGCTGAACGAAAACGCCACGCTGTTCCGCCGCCGCTATTACGAGAATGGGAGCCATGCCGGCTACATCCTCTATCTGATGGGGCAATTTGCCGATGGCGACGTGAACGGCATGCGCGAGGCTTTGCAGCGGTCGAAGGGACCGGGCAATTTCCGCAACCTGCTGCTGCATGCCCCCGCCGGGAAAGAAAACGGCGTCAAGCTGCTGCCGATCGCGGAGGCGGGCGCGAAGGACGAATTTCTGGGGATCAAGAACACGACACGCGACGACATCCTGGCCGCGCACCGCGTCCCGCCCCAGCTGCTGGGCATCGTGCCTGCGAACGCCGGCGGCTTTGGCGACGTGACGAAGGCAACCGATGCCTTCTTTGA